TTGTTGTACCCTGTGTATAACTTCGCTTTGCTTTGTTTGCTTTGCTTTGTTTGCTTGTTCTTTTGTTCTTATTATTAAATAACTTTTTAGGAGGTATATACTATATACCCCCTAAAAATTAGCTAATTATTCAAGAATCTGTTTCTTGCCGCGGTGGTGTTTTGACTAATTGTCTGCTCTTCAATGTTCGCGTCACTCCCCGCAAGCCCCATATTTAGCAGCCCCAGATTGAGTATTCTTATTAATCTGTCAACTTCCGCGTGATGGTTCTCGTGTTCTCCTGGCTTGAACCGTTCCTGTCTTTTAAGTTGCACCTTTTCAATTAAAGCGAATAGCTTTTGTTCTTCTAATTCCAACTCTCGCATTTCTTTTTTAGCTTGTTGGTTTTTATTCATTCCCATATTTTTTGTATTACATTATAAAACTTTAATAAACTTTTATAATATAATGTTATATTAATTTTTTAATGTTCAAAATGTTTTTCTCCCGCTATATTTTAAAACCTTTTATTCAACTACTTACATAATAGCATACAAACTAAAAGAAGTCAACCCCCCTTGTTTCCTGTCTTTTTTCCCGCTATATTTCAGTATTATTTTAACCGCTTATATAGAAGTATACCAGTGTATACTAGTGTTCCCAGTGTTCCCAGTGTTCCCAGTGTTCCCAGTGTTCCTTCATATGTATGCAAACATACCCCTACCCCCTACCCCTATAAAGACAATCTATAAAGGAGTTAATCCTATTATAAGCTAATAGACTAGGGGGTTTCAGGATCACGAACAGGAGATGGAGGGGTGGGGTTTATATATATAATACATACAAAAAACACCAACAAAGAAACAAAGAGTTTAAAAAAAGAATATATATCTAAAAGGGGAAAAATAGCAAGATAACCATCAAATAAGGGCAAATAAAAAGAGGTTTCCCCACGGAGGGAAACTTGATGAGTGACAACAAAACCCAATGTTTCATTGATTTCTTAAAATAATAAAATAAAAAAAGAGTAAAAAAAGAAGAAAAATGATGAAAAAAGAGCTAAAATAGATAAAAAAGGGATAAATTAGACAAATAATAGAAAAATAATAAAATTAAAAAAAAGAGTTGGTGGGGGATTATTCTAACATTAATTGTCCGATCCAAAAGGGTGGGTCTACCCTTTACTCTAGATGGGCATTTATGTGGGGTTTTTGCTTGCTATTTACAGAGTTAAGGCAATAGTCGATGAATTGTAGGTTTGGAGATAAAAAAGCGTAAAACAAAGGTAATTAGATATGGGGGTTAAATTAGACGATTTATCGACAAAAACGATAAAAAAAGATGTAAAATAAAAAGGCAAAAATAAGTGGTACCTTTTTAGGTTTAATGTTAGCACCGTTTAGGGACTTGACAGGATTGGGGCAAATATGGTATAATTAGAGTATAGGGTATAAAGACTAATTATGACAAAATTAACAGAAAAAATGACTAATTTCGCAGAAGAATATGTGAAAAATGGTTATAACGGGGCTAAAGCATATAAAATAGCCTACAAACAAGATAATAAGAGTGTCTGTGCATCGGAAGCTTATAAGATGCTAAGAGATCCTCGTATTATAGAACAAATAGACCAAGTGGAAGGTAGTTTCCGTGTTATTGGTCAAACCGAAGGGATAGATAAAAGGGTTATTGTCAAATCTTTGGCTAAAATGATTAAAGCCACAAAGAAAGAAAAGGATGGGACAGATGTTCCTGACTATACTGCACACAAAGATGCAATAACATTATTTTCTAAATTAACAGGAGATTTTAAAGAAAGGAAAGAATTAGAGATTAAGAGAGATGATACTAGCGATGTAGACCCAACTAAGTTATCAGATGAAGATAGAGATAAATTAGAGAAAGATATTCTTTCGGATTTATGACAGTAGAGTATTTACAAAAACTTAAAAGAAGTCCAGAATTAAGAAATCTAGAATGGTCTAAGTGTTACGACAATCCATATTACTGGCTCACTAATTGGGCTTTTACATTAGATGTCCATGACTCAACAAGTCCTACTAAGCCATTCCCAGATAAAGACTATATTAAGTTTATTGTAGATAAATGGATGAAGCATAAGATATTGATAATTCCTAAGTCTAGACAGATGATGATGAGTTGGTTATTCACAGCTCTTTATCTCTGGGATACACAATTCCATTATGGGAGATTAACATTCTTCCAATCTAAAAAGGCTGATGATGCTAATGATTTAGTTAAGAGGTCTAAGATGATATGGGATAATGAACCGAAGTTCCTTAAAAGATATTATCAAAAAGGAGAATTTCATGAATTAAAATGTAATCCGCAGAATCAAGGGATGCATGTTTACTGTTCATTGGCTTTTCCTGATATTCAGGCAGAAATTAGAGGGGTACCTGAAGGCGGAGATGTTGTGAGGTCCCAGACTTTATCTGGTATGCTATCCGATGAAGCTGGTTTTCAACCAGAAATGGCTAATGCTTTTACAGCACTTAAGCCAACACTTAGTTCTGGTGGAAGATTAACTTGTGTTAGTACAGCTGAAGACTCAACTTGGTTTGAGGACGCAGTATTTGATAAGCTCGCAATGTAGGGCTAATATTAGTTATATATATGGCATTTAAAAATGTAGAAAAGCCCGAAATAATGAAGGGCATAAAGTTTTGGAAGAACCCAGGTAATAAATTTCATGTGTTGATGCTTAATTATCGAGCTGACCCAGGGAAAGACCCTGAGAGAGAAGGAGCGAAATGGTATGAGGATGAAAAAGAGGGAACTCCCAAGGTTGTATGGAATAAAGAGTATGAGATTGATTTCGCAACAAAGTCAGGGAAATTGATATATGGACCAGAGTTTTGTGATTTCTCACCAGATATCCATTTGATTAATTCATTTGAATTAGGCAAGGTAGAATTATTAATATCATTAGATTTCGGGCAAAGAAACCCTAACGGGGCATTAATAGGTGCCTTAACCAGGGATAATGTCATATATATAATAGATGAATATTATAATCCCGCTATACCCAGTGTAGCAAGCCGTGAAATGTTTAAGAAATTTGGTTATCTGATGGGAGATTTAGAAGGTAAGTCAATAAGGCAGAAAAAGGATATAGCAGATGAAACTTTTCAAACGAAGGTTATAGACCCAAGTACATGTTCTAAAAATAGAACTAAAATAAAGGAAGGCGAAGAAATACCTTATTCTGTAATAGAAGACTTTGAAGATAACGGTTGGGAATTTGAACCAGCACAAAACAATGTAGATGCAGGGATAACAAGAGTTAGAGAATATTTTCAATTAAGGGATGGGAAAGCACATTTATATATTTTTAGAGATAAATGCCCCAAGTTAGTAGAAGAATTAGCCAGTTATCGTTATCAGGAGAATAGTGATATGACAAGTAAGACAAAGAATGAGTCAGAGAAACCTGTCAAAAAGGATGACCATCTTTGTATCGCTGGAGATAGTTTGGTCAATACAGTTAATGGAGATATTCCAATAAAGGATTTAGTTGGCAAGGAAGGATATGTTTATTGTTATAAGGACAGAATTACAGTAAATAAGTTTTCTAATGTTGTTAAGACAGGTTTTAAAAAAACAATCAAATTGACATTAAATGATGATACAGAATTATCATTAACTAGAGACCATCCTGTTTTATTACGTGGGGGAGATTATATAGAAGCTGGTGAATTAAAGGAAGGCGATAGTTTAATGCCTTTTGATAGATTAAAAAAGCATAATCATAAAGTTGTAAAAATAGAAGAAGGGATAGAACAGGATGTTTATAATATGAGTGTAGAGAATACAAACAATTTCGCTTGCGAGGGAATTATATTACATAACTGCGATAGCCTGAGATATCTAATTTCTACAAGACCAAATAAACCAGAGGATATATCTAAGCCAAAGACTAGAATTCAAAAGGATATTGAGTCACTTATTAAGCCCAAAATCATAGACAACGATTGGGATATTAGTTAAAATTTATGAAATTTGAAGAAAGAAAAAAGTTATTTCAAGAAGAACTTTTAAAATTATTAGGAAAATACAAAGTAGGTATTTATCCAGCGAATGTTGCTACTCCCAATGGAGAAGTAATACCTTCGATTAAGATGTTAGATGCTGACCCTAAAAAAGAGACAGCAGATATTATAAAAACAGATGAAAATAAAACCAAGGCGTAATTTGCTTGTTATACGCAAGCATAAAATGACCCAATTAAAAGCAGATATTGCTGTTGGGGATGACGATGAAGATAAAAGATTGATTACAGGAGAAGTTCTATCTAGTGGTGTAGAAGATATCAAGGTAGGAACAACTGTAATTTTCGGACGTTATTCTTTATTAAATTTGCGATTAAAAGGCGAAGACCATTATTTCTTAGATGCAGATGATGTAGTAGGTTTTTGTGATTATTTAGAAAAATAGTATGAAAAATTTTAAACAACTCAAATTTGGTGAAAATGCCAGAAAAAAGATTTTAAAAGGTGTTAATACAGTAGCAGATGCTGTAGCTATAACCTTAGGTCCTCGTGGAAGAAATGTAATATTTTCAGAAACGGTATATCCGACTGTTACAAAAGACGGAGTGACCGTAGCACAACAAGTAATATTAAAGGATGAATTTGAGAATATGGGTGTAATGTTAGCGAGAGAAGCAGCAGAGAATACAAATAGAGAGGCTGGGGATTCCACAACTTCAACCCTAGTTCTTTTAAAAGCCATTGTCAATGAAGGACATAAATACATAACGACAGGGATGAACCCAATCCTAATTAAAAAAGGGATGGACGCAGCTTTAACACAAGCGTTAGAGCTAATTAAGGAAAAAAAAGTAACTTCTAAAAAAGAAAAAGAGCAAGTTGCTATTATATCAGCTAATAACGATGTAGAACTTGGACAAATGATTGCAGAAGTCATTGACCGAGTTGGAACTGATGGAGTTGTTACTGTAACAAATTCTAATACGATGAAGACAGAAGTAGAATATGTTAAAGGGACAAAACTAGACAAAGGATACGCGTCACATATGTTTATCACAGATAGAAAGAGATTATCAGCTAGTGTAGATAATCCTTGTATAATTTTGACAACAGATAAAATAAGTTTGGAAAGTCAATTAATAGATTTAATACAATCTTTAATTCTCGCAGGAGAAAAGCAATTAATATTAATTGCCCCAGCTATAGAAGGTTCAGCGTTAGCATTCCTAACACAAAACCATTTACTTGGTAAATTTACCTGTGTTCCTATTGATATGCCATCTTTTGGAGATTATCAAAAGGATTTATTCTATGATTTAGCTGCTTTAACTAATGCTAAAGTTTTAGGAGATGAAGAACCTATCAAATTAAAAGACGGCACAGTAGAAGATTGTGGGACAGCAGAAGCAGTAATTGTTACTGGTGGAGCTACAATTATTACTGGAGCTAAAGGAGATATAAGTAAAAGGGTAGAAGAAGTTAAAGCTTTATTAAAAGATGAGAAAGATTTATTTAAAATAGAGAAATTGAAAGAAAGATTAGGAAAGTTGAATGGTTCAATAGCAAACATTAAGGTTGGAGGAGCTTCAGAGACAGAACAAACTGAAATTAAATATAGGATAGAAGATGCTTTAAATTCTACAAAATCAGCAATTAAAGATGGGATTGTAGAAGGTGGAGGCACTGCATTGCTAAGATTAGCTGATTTATTAGAGATTCAGCAAAGTGCTAATGAGGAGTATATCGCTGGATATAACATTGTTAAGAAAGTAATGGAAATGCCAGCTAAACAAATTTTATTAAATGCTGGGTTACCTGCTGATGCGATATTAGCAAAGATTAAAGCAGGAAAACTTGGTTATAACGCATTGAACAACAAATACGAAGATTTTTACGAAGTAGGAATTATAGACCCAGTAAAATGTGTAAAAGAAGCATTAACTAACGCAGTGGCGACTTCAGGTGTATTATTAACAAATGAATGTGCCATTATTACAAAAGATGATAACACTAGCAATAATTAATTTATTAATACCAGTAGCTTTAGTAATATATCTAACACGAGAAGCAGCGAAGAATGAAACGAATCGTTTTAGAGAATTTGTTAAAGCAATAAAAGCTAAAAATGTTCAAGAATATGCAGAAGTAATCCCAGAGGCAGAAGAGGTTGAAGAAGAAATACCTGATGAATTAGAAGAACTTGAGAATGTAGATGCAACAGAATTATTAAAAACATTGTCAAATGAAAATAAGTAAAATACAAATTAAGAGAGTAATGCCCAACGAAGGATTAGTGGGGTTTGCTTCTTGTATATTAGAAGATGCATTGTATCTTGGCAATATAGCAATATTTACGAGATTAAACGATAAAAGTAAAATCCGTTTAGTTTTTCCAATAAAGGAGATAGAAGATAAAAAGATTTCGGTCTTTCATCCTTTGACCTCTGATATGTATTATAAATTGGAAGAAGCAATAACTAAAGAATTTCATGATTGATTTAAATTTTCTTAGAGATAAAGAAATAAAAGCAGGTAAGAATGCGGAGGTTGTTAAAGCCATCGATTCTTTATATGACGATACAATTAAAATGTATCGGAACCAGCACCGTGATTGGTATATAAATGATAGGTTTGTTCGTGGTGAACATTGGATTATTTATAATAAAACTGCTAACAAAATACAAGCTTTACCAGTTAGAAATGGTGAAGTGAGAAGAACTGTTAATAAAATACGGTCACAGATAAGAGGTGTAAAGAACTTCATCAAAAGAAGCCAGCCTAGATGGGAAGTCCATCCTAACGCAGCTTCAGATGAAGCATATAAAGAAGCGGAGGGGAAGAATAAAATATTACAAAATATATATAGAAAAAGACAGTTAAAACAAAAGATAACAGATTTGACTATCAATGCTTTAAAATATTCTGTTGGCTTCTTAGAGGGTGGAGTTGTTAAAAAGAATGGAAAAGATATAATTGATTTCTGGGTTAATAGTACATATGATATTTTGCCAGACCCATATGCTAATTCTATAAAAAACTGTAGATATATTTTTAAGACATTTACAAAACCAGTAGAAGCGATTAAAAGTAACAAAGATTATAAAGTTGAGAAAGATGGATTGGTTGCAGATGATAAAGAAGCCGCAGCAGAATATAAGGATATGTTGGAGAAGGAGAAATATAATAGAGATGGGAATAAACAAAATAAGAATTTACAGACAACTATTGTCAAAGAGCTTTGGTTGAAATGGGATGAAGAGGACGAAACTAAAGTCAAAGTTATTACAATAGCTGGGAATACTGTATTAAGAGTATATACTCCTAAATATAGGCGTTATCCTTTTTTTGCATATAACCCTGAAAGGTCAGGAGATTCTATTTTCAGCGAACCGTGGATTAAGGATTTAATATCAATTAATAAATCTTTAGATAAAACCGCTTCACAAATAGAAGCTTATATACAAAGAATGCTTGCAGGTAAGTTTTTGATAAAAAAAGGTGTTGAAATATCACCTGTTACTGATAAGGGAGCAGAAATGATTTATTATAAAGGTTCAGTCCCACCAAGACAATTAGATTTACAACCATTACCAGCTGCACCATTTACATATGTGGCTAATACAGAACGATGGATTGAAGAACTCGGTGGAGTTAGAGATGCTAGTCTTGGTCGTTCATCAGGTTCGTTACAATCAGGCAAGGGGATAGAAGCTTTACAATCAGCTGATGCTGGTGTAGTAGCAGAACCGATAGAAAACTTAGAAACTTGTCTTCAAGAGGTTGGTGAGTTTGTGTTAGAATTAATAGCAGACCATAATATCGCTTCAGAAACTATTATAGAAGGAAAAGCAGAAGTTACTTTCATAGGGGAGGTAGCTGACGCAAAATTAGAGAATACAACAGTAATCAAAGGGGACGAAGAGGTTAAAGTAATGATAGTACCAGAAGTTTCATATAGTGAATCAGAGAAAAAAGAATGGACAATGAGACTTGCAGAGGCTGGTTTAATAGATGAAAGAACATTATTAGAACAGTTTAAATTCTCTAATATTAGTGAAATTATACAACGAATGGAAGTGAAGAAAGATGAAGATTACAAGCAGGAGATGATGAAACAACGTGAATCCCACCGTACTTCAGGTGAAGCACCAACAGATTCCGCTGAATTAGTTGACCAAGAGAATATGCAACTTGCTGCGAAACAAAATATACCAGCAACCCCACAAGCATTATGGACACCTGAACATTTGGCATTGCATATTGCATTTATAAAAGAAAATCCTGATGCGTATGAACAGAATAAAGAAGGCTTTGATTCGCATATAGAAGCAGAGCAAAAATATCAAGAATAAATATATGCCATTTCAAAAAGGAAATCAAATAAACAAAGGGAGAAAATTGTCTAAAGAATGGCGAGATAATATTGGTAAAGGTAATAAAGGCAAGCTAATAGGCAGGAAAGTATCGCAAAAAACGAGAGAGAAGATGAGCGAGTCGGGGAAAAAGAAAGTTTTTACTAAAGAACATAAACGAAATTTGAGTAAAGCAATGAAAGGAAAAGCGAAATCTCAAGAGCATAAAGATAAGCAGAGTAAAGCGATGAAAGGGAAATATGTTGGGGAGAAGGCAAGTCAATGGAGAGGCGGAATTTCTTTTGAACCATATTCAATTGATTGGACAGAAACGCTTAAAAGAGCAGTTCGTGAACGAGACAATTATATTTGTCAAATTTGTAGCCAATATGGGAATATAGTCCATCATATTGATTATGATAAAAAAAATAGTGGTATAGATAATTTAATAACTTTATGTAGAAGTTGCCACACTAAAACAAATTATAATCGTAAGGGCTGGATTAAATATTTTGGGCAAGAAGAATCATATAATAATCAAGAATAATTAATAAATAATAATATGGGAATAAAATTTAATGATTTTATCAAAACAGTTAAAAAAGGAGCTGGCATTGTAGGAAGAGATTACAAGAATGCTGGTAAAAATGTTAAAGGATTGATAAAAGATAAATTAGCGACTAGAAAAAGTAATAAAAAAACAAAAGATAATATTTACTTGTTAGCAGTTGCTAAAGCAAAAAAACAATATAAGGAAAAGACAGGAAAAGATATGACACCAAGTAAACTTAAAAGTCATATGGATGGTATTCTTGTGCCTAAGACTACACAAGAATATATGAAGAATAGGGATAGTCATGAAGACGAATTGCTTAAAAAATATAATTTAAAATAATTTATATACGCAGATCGTTTAGGACTGCGTTAAAAACCAGCGTTAAATAATAAGTATGATAGAAGAAACAACGGTAGTAGCTTCGGAAGAAGTAGCTGAACCTACCGCAGCAAAAGAAGAAGTAGCTTCAACAGAAGTAAAACAAGAGGAACCAATTGTGGAAACTCCACAAAAAGAACCAACAGAAAGTGTAAAATTGCAAAGTCAAATTGATAATTTGAATGTTGCTCTAAAACAAGAAAGAGAAGCTAAAAAAACAGATGCAGATGCAATGAAGCAAATGCAAACTGAATTAGCTGACTCTAGGGAAGCAATGGACAAACTAAAAAATGTCTTTGTTCCTGAACAGCCTAAAGAAGAAGCCCCACAAGGCTTAACTCTTACACAGTTGGAGGACTTCTACTCTAAAAAAGAAGAAGAAAAAACTGAACAAGAACAGAAAACTACTCAAGCTGAGGCAGTCAAAAAGGAAGTTACAACTCTGGAAACAGAATGGAACGGAGAAGATGGCAGACCAAAGTATGAGGATAAAGAAGTTCTTGCTTGGCAGGAGACTAATAGCAAATTATATTTATCTCCCAAACAAGCATTTAATGAGATGAATGAAGAAGCAATCTTGGATTGGAAAGTGAAACAGAGAATGGCTCAAAAGCCAAACACTGAGAATGTAGAACAACCAGGAGGAGGAGCGGAAGAACGAATACCTCAAGAAAATGCTCCAAAGACTGATGCTGAGGTACAACAGGCTGTTAGCGATGCAATGGATATTGCATCCAATGAAAATATTAACTAACAGTACACAAAGTCCGCAAAACGATTTTGTGGCTAACAAATAAATGCAATCAGTAACAAATTTAGCTGGTGCGGCAATGCGTATTTTGATGGGTTAAATAATCATTATTTAAACCAGGCATTACTGTCGTAGGATACGTAGGACGAGTAATTGTCCTTGGAAAAAACCCGCTAACTCGGTGAAACTCTGACCACATAATGGTGAAGACAATACCGAGCTAAATTTAAAACATCTAAAAAAAGTATGATAAAAGATATAGACTTAGTTTGTGAATATTGCGAAAGAATATATCATGTAGACTCAAGAAGGGCATTAAAGACAAGCAGATATTGCTCTAAGGAATGTTTCAACAATAGTAGATTTGGAAAAAATAATCCGATACATAGAGTTAATAATAGAAAACTTGTTAATAGAAAAATAGCGGAAGGATTAAAAAAATCTAAAAAATTTCAGAAAGCGAAAAGAAGTCATAAAAAAAGTAGAAGAATAAAAGAAGCGTTGGCGAAAAGCACATATTCGCCGACTAAAGAAACTAGACAAAAATATCGTGAGAACGCATTAAGAACATTAAAAATATTACAAAAAAAGAAGAGCAGTGGGATAGAAAGAAAAACAGAAAAAATTCTCAAAAAATATAAAATTATATATGAAACACAAAAGAGTTTGCTTGGAATAACTAGAGTAGATTTTTATATTCCTGGGTTAAATACTATAGTCTATTGTGATGGGGATTATTGGCATAATTTGCCAAATTATATTGAAAGGGACAAAAGACAAAATAGATTATTAAAAAAGGCAGGATATACAGTTTTAAGGTTTTGGGAACACGATATAAATAAGACAGAAGCTAAATGTGTAATAGATGGTTTAATAAACGTGTAGAGACTATACACGGGTCTCCTCGTGAGAGGATGAAGATATAGTCCGATCTATATAGAAATATATAGAGGTAAATAGAAATATTTACCCCTCAGAAATGAGAGTAACAAAAATGATGACAAAGTTGTTCATGAACAAATATTTACAAAAAATGTTTTGTTCTCAAACATACTTAGCAATGTCGCAAAAGCAACTGGTTCTGCTAGTGATGTAAGTTCATCTACCACAGGTGGTGGAGGAAAAATACTAACAGTCCATTATAAAAGAAACACAGGGTCTGCCGCAGGTAGTGCAACTTTAACTCTACCAACAGCAGGTAACCAAGGATATATTCAAGCGAATATTCCGATGAAAAAGAATTTTCATCAAGTATCATTATCAGATTATGTTTTACAAGCTTCTAAACGTTCTAAAGAATTTTTAGTGAATGCTTTAGAATCAGAATACAAAGGGGCAAGAGATGATATGCAAAGACAACTCTCCCGTCAAGGCTATGGGATAGGCACAGGAGTTATTTGTAGAGTGAATGATGCTTCTCCAGATACTACATTAACATTTGATACACCAATGGTAGGAAAAAATCCTACAGATTATTTTGAAGAAGGGAATGGAGTAATGTTTTCCTCTGCTGCTGACGCTGCAACTTCAGCTGAATATACAGAAATTTCAGCAATTACAGGAGATAACACAATGACAGTCGCTTCAGCAACTGGAATTGCAGACGATGACTATGTATATCTTGCACATGATAATGGAACAGCATCACCAACAGTATCTAATGTAAATGGTGAGTTAATGGGACTTAAAGGTTTAATTGATGATGGTACTAATGTTACTACATTACAAGGACTTTCAAGAAGCACATATATTTGGTGGAAGAGTTATGTTAACGATAACGCATCACAGCGTTCATTAACAGATTCGTTATTACACGAAACTTATTTGCAAACACAGAAAAAAGGAAATACAGATTTCTTATTAACAAGTTATGATTGTGTATCTGCTTATGGTCAAACATTGACACCAGATAGACGATATACTAATGTTAATATGAAACTTAATGGTGGTTTTAAAGCAATTGAGTTTAACGGTATTCCAATGGTAGCAGATTATGATGCACCTTATGATGATGTTTTCTTTATCGACAAGAGTGTATTATCAATGGAAGACTTAGGACCTATGGGCTTTATAGATGCAGATGGAGGAGCTTTAGCTAGAAGTTCATCAATCGCAGCATTCTCAGCTACGTTAAGATATTATTCTAATTTAGCAACTTCTGCACCAAATAAATGCAGTATTTTAGGAGATGTTATCTAGATTAGATAATAAATAAGGATAGACAAATTAGATTTATAGGATGGGTGGTTATCCCGCCCTCCTAATAACAAATTAACAGTATCCCAGAAATGGGGGTAAACTATTTAAAAAAATGATTAAAGATAGAAATATATCAAGTTCTACTATAACACGCTCTAAATTAACAGGGGCAGCGTTATCTGAATCTGTTATGAGAGGCTTGCCAACAGTAACAACTACTGGAGCTGTAACAGTTTATTTAATAGCACCTGAAGCTGGAACATTAAGTTCTGTTGATTTTGCTGGAGCTACTGCTTTAGCAGCGAATGATACTAACTATATAACTTTCACACTTGTTAATAAAGGGCAAGCTGGAAGTGGCTCAACAGCAATGTTAGCTGCTACAGATGCAAATACATCTAAAGCGACTGGCGGAGCGGCTATTGTTCAATATGGTAAAAGAGCTTTAACTTTGAATGGAACAGCAGCTAATTTAGATGTTGTTAAAGGAGATGTTTTAGCATTAACAGTAACAGCGGCAGGAACATTAGCTAATACAATAACACTGTCAACAGTTTTATTGCGTTTTGGTGGAACTACATAAATTTATGAAAATAGTAAATAACAGTTCAGAATTTAAACTAACTTACGACAATAAAGAGTATACAATTATTGAAGGTGCTATGGAAATTACCAATGATCCATTGGGACATTTCATTTTAGCTAAAGCAAGACAATGGGGTAAGAAAGTTATAAAAACTGAAGATTCTAAACAAACATTTATTAAACCGATTATTGCAGAGGCAATTAAAAAAGAAGAGCCAAAGCAAGTTACAGAAAAAAAAGAAGAACTAAAAAAAGAATCAAAAAAAGATAAAAAGAAAAAATAGTATGAAAATTAAAGATGTATTAAAGAGGTACGATAAACAGCTAGGGAGTAAAAGACACTTAGACGGCTCCCTAGCGGTTTACCGCAGTAGTCCGTTTAACATTACTAGAGAACATGAGTTATTTAGATTAAAGAATATGCACGTTGGTAGTGCTAAATGGATTAGAATAAAATTAATTAAAATGGACACACAAAGATTTGACCTAACAGGAGAAGTTCTAAGGCATAACAAGAAAATTAAGGAAGACAAAGGAGACAAGAATATGAGTGAAGACTTAGCAGACTTTTTTGAAGTAGGCGAATCATTTGTAACATAATAATATGAGAAAATATCAAAATTATACAATTTTAAACGCGAAAGCAACTACTGGAGCAGGAACTGCTATTTTAGTAGAAGACTATAGACATCTTGTCTTGTGGTTTGCTACAGATGGCGGAGGAACTGCAGCATTAACTGTTAAGTTCCAAATATCTAATGCAATAGAAGAACCAAATTGGGAGTCTGCTCAATCAGTAACAAACGAATGGGACTATGTAGATGTAGTACCTTATATGTCAAAATCTGCTACTATTTATTATGGCGATGACGGAATTGCTGTAGCAACTGCAGATGACTATTTATATGCCCAAGTTAATACTGATGGTGTTAAATGGCTTAATGCGATTGTGACAGCTCGTACAGCTGGAAGTGTGACGGTAAAAGCAAAAATTTATTCAGATTAAACAAAAAATATGAGACAAAAAATTATAAACTCTACTTCTTTACAAAAGAGGAAACAATCAGAAAAAGAGATGCTTGCTATAAATACTCGTAAAGCAGAATTAAAGTTGCTTAAAAACGAGATTGTGAGTGCTAAAAAAGAATTGTCTATCAATAAAATTGAAGTAGTTGTCTCACGAGAAGAAAAAAGAGATAATCTAAATAAAGCGTTAAAAGTCGAAGATAGACTTGATAAACAATCTAAAAAATTAATTTTAACTTCTGGGTTATTAGAGAAAATAGAACAAAATATAGAAGAAAAGAGTAAAATGAAAGTATCATTAGATAAAGATTTAGAAGAAAAAAGGCAATCGATTATAGATTTAAAAGATTATTTCGTGAAGGAGAAGAGCGAGATAGAAATTGAATTGGTAGATGCACAAGCAATTTTAAAGAACAAAATAAAAAAGAACAAAGAAAAGGTCAAGAAAGAGTTTGATATTATAAAAGAACAAGGTGAATTAGATATTGAAAAATATACTAAAGAGTTTGTAGAACGAAGAAAAAGAATTAAAGAAGATAACTTGGCTTTAACAGTTGATATTTCTAAACAGAATAGTCTTGTAATGAATTTGAAAAAAGAAATTATTTCGTTAGAGAAAAGAAAAAGGATGGCTGAGATATTAATAAAAGATTGTGATACTACATATGAGACAGCAAGACAAAAAGGTGCTGATATTTTAGAAGGGATTGAAATTAAAGAAGCAACATTAGAAGAAAAAGATATTAAAATAAAAGAAAAGAATAACAAAATTAATAAATTGGTACAATTAGAAAAAAATAGTGTTAGCCATATAAGAGGTGCAGAAGATAAATTAGAGAAAATTAAAATAGAAGTAAATGGTTGGAAACAGTATAAGATTGATTTGATACAAAGGGGGGATTTATATAATAGGTTATTAAAACAAGCTAAAGATGTTTTTACAACCGCGAATATTGATTTCCCATCAAGTTTGATTCCTATAAGTATGCCTAAGCAATATGAGTAAAATTACAAGTGCAGTTGCAATAATTAATAAACTTGAACAAACTATTAATCCAGCAACAGAAGAAAAACAAGACAATATTATAACTAAATTAGACGAAGTAAGTTTTCCGACAGGAGCAGGAACAAATAGCACAAGAACATTAACAGACGCAGACACATCCTATTCAGTTCCAACAACAGCACCAACTAAAAATTATGTATTGATTTTATATAATGGAAGTGATGCCGATTGCTATTGGGGTTATGAGAATAGCAATGCTAATGGAATATTATTACCGAGTGGGGGCAGGGTTAATTTAGATGCAGGAGCAAACCAACAAATATATGTATACTGTGGAACAGCTGGAAAAGTTCTAACTTATAGTTTAAAAGAATTAACATA